TATCATTCGTGTTGACGAAGGGCTAGTGAACAAGTATTTGTCGACATGTTCACCAGCCAAGGCTGAAAAACTCATGGCTGCTTTCCGCAGTTCTGAGTGGAGTTACCAGGGAGACCAGAAGCATGTGTTTGCGAAGCAAGAGGCGCTTCTCAAAGACCACGGGGCCCAACCGCGCATCGTCTATCAGGGTACAGATATGTACAATTTACTGACAGGTTGCGTTGTAATGGAGCTACAGCGAAGAATGAAACACACTCTTTCGCACCAGAATAGCCTGAACACGGGTAATGTAGTCGTGTTTGCGTGTGGAAAGTCTGGTGAGGAATTGGGAGATGTTATCAATTCGGCCCCCGGCGAGATGTTGGAAAGCGACTTTAGCAATAACGATGGGTCACAGAGTGCAGAATTTCGCCGGCCGGAGGCGATGTTCTACGCAAAGCATGGGGCACCGGCGTGGTTTGTGCGTGAGTTCGCAAAGAACACGGAAGTTAGAGTGTGGACTCGGTATGGCATCGAGGCTACTGTCAAGGGCCAGAGGTGGTCGGGCGAGAGCACCACCACCACTGGCAATTCTTACGTGGGCGCAGTACTCCTGCTGGCATGCGCTGCCGCAGCAGGAGTTGAAAAGAGCACGCACATTCACGGCGGGGACGATTTCTTGGGGATTTTGCCGAAGGAGGAGATATCAAGCATGGAGAATGCGATTAGCGAAGTAGTGCCGTCCGTTGGCATGGAAGCTAAAGTCTTGGTACCCACTTCTAGGCATCATGGCACTTTTTATAGAAAACGCTATGTATCCGACAAGGTGAGAACTCGTCCCGTCCCCCAATTCGGGCGCGTGCTTGCGAAGTTGAACTTGAGAGCAAATCAGAACACTCAAGTTTCAGATCGTGAGTATATGGCAGGGAAGTATTACTCTGCCGCGTATGAGCACAGGTTCGTGCCCGGTGTGCGGGAACTGCTATTGGAGTCGGCTCAGGCAATGAGCGGGAAACCCCATTTCGACGTTCGTCTAACCAAGATGAATGAAATGGGGGGTGTTGAAAATATCAGGACGTTGGTGAAAGAATCCCCGGCTTTGGACGTGGATTCCTTCTCCGATTACCTCCGGGATGTGTATGGGATCGGTTTCGAGGATCTCATGGACGCTTATGGGCGTGTGTCTCACGGATGTCTGAACTGGCTTGACCATTTCACATTTGTCGACAAGAAAGGTAAGACACACTCAAAACACCCACCCCGGGCGCAGATGATTGGAGGAGAAGTCATAGAGGCTTTGATCCGTGTTGATATTTAAAGAAATCTCAGTCCCCTTCTTGGAGTGATGTAACGGCCATGCGTGAACACTTCAGCGAG